AAAATCTCACAAGAAAATTGCTCAATGCCATTAGAACAAAGGATGCTGGAAAGTTTTCCAGATCCGTTAGGAAAACCAATGCAGATTCATGAAATAACACGTCGCCGCATAAACGAAGCTGGCATAATGGGACAAATTGGCAGCAACATTGCCACAGGCATGGCCAATAAATTGTTACCTGGATCAGTTCCTGCAGACCAATTTGCAACTGCACCTGTGTCTGCAAATCAACGTCAAGCCGCAGCCGGTCAAATGAATAGATCATTGTTGGCCCCACTGGCCAAACAAATGCAACAACGCTGGGCTCAAGTTGTGCAACAACTTGTGAGCACTTCAAAGTCAGTGGCAGACCCCAAGATACCCGCCACAGGCGCAGATCAGCTGGCACCCGCAGAACTAACACAGGAATTTGAAAAATTTCTAAACAGCTTGTTTGCTCCCAGCATTGACATTGCTGGCCTTGCGGCATTGAGTGACAACAATGATGCACGTATGTTATCACAACAGTTGCCTGCACAAATTCAATCCGCAATTGACGTGACCATGGATCCCAAAACCAATGCTGGCAAAGCCAACAAAACCTGGATGGATTTAGCAACGTCAGTGCAACGTGCAAAAAGCATAGGTCAATTCAGTGGCACTCGACGAACAGCTTCCAGCAGAGTAAATCCACAGGCCCAGAAAGTTGCTGATCAATTGGACCTAGACGACAATCAAATTGTACAAATGCAACAAATGGCAAGAGATCCAGCGTCGCTGGCAGCGTTACAACAATTACTTGGCATGAAGAAATAAATTATGTATCTCAAAGAAGGCGGAAATGTCTTTAAAGACAAACAAGGCAACCCATTAACACAGCGCATCAATCAGGCGGACGTGCCTGCCACTATCAAGTACATTGAAAATGTTCTAGGGATTGATTTTCCACCAGAACGCTGGTTGGGATCTACAGGCCGCAAGCCCACATCCGGAGACTTGGATCTTGGGGTGGACCTAAATGAAATTTCAAAAGATCAATTGGCCACGGCCCTACAACAAATTGTGACCAGCCAAGGACTTGATCCGCGTGAATGGGTGGTTAAAAAAGGTGAAGTGCATTTTAAAACTCCCATTGCCGGAGACCCTAACAAAGGTTATGTGCAAACAGACTTTATGTTCTTTCCCAATTTGGATTGGGGCACGTTCTATTATGGCGGTGCAGAAGGTTCGGCATTCAAGGGCATGAATCGTAACGTGCTGATGTCCAGCATGGCCAAGGCCTTGGGATTCAAAGTAGGTGCAAATGGCATGTTCAGTCGGTCAACTGAAGAACTAGTTCCAGGAGGAATGGATCCCAACCATGTGGCCCGTGTATTATTAGGTCCTGCATTCACAAAAGAAAATTTAAAGAATGTGGAAAGCATCTACGCCGCATTGAGTAATGATCCCAATAAAGATGCCAAGCTAAAAGACTTCCGTGAATATCTTCAACGTGAAGGATTAAAAGAACCTCAACTGTCAGTGTCTGAAGATGACGTGAGTTTCTTGGCCCGCTTGCGTGATCGTATTGTTAATCGTGGCTATGTTGCTCTAGTAGAAGCAGAAGAACCTGGAGTAGGTGGCAGAGCCAAGGGTATTGAGCACCTGGAAGATCTTGTGTTCCGTCGTGGCACACAAGGCATTCGAGACGCACTGGATATTGTGCAACACGCTACAGAAAATCCACGAACTACCACTGCCAAGTGGGACGGCAAACCTGCTGTGATCTGGGGTCGTAAACCCTCCACAGGCGAGTTTGTACTAACTGATGGATCCGGCTTTGAAGCCAAGGGCTACGATGGCCTTGCTACCAGTCCCCAAATGATGGCTGCCATTCAGCGCACACGGTCAGGCAGTCGCGACGAGTTGATCAACTTGTATGCACAGCTATTCCCTGTGCTGGAAGCCACGCTACCGCCCAACTTCCGCGGCTATGTCAAGGGCGACCTGCTGTACATGTCAACACCTCCAGAAATTGCCGGCAACTATGTGTTTAGACCCAACACTATTGAGTACAAAATTCCAGCCCGAAGTAACTTGGGACAACGCATTGGCAATAGCAAAATGGGCATTGCAGTACACAGCATGTACTCAGATGTAGGCGATGCACGTCAGCCCTTGAGTGGTGTAAAATTCAATGAAGTTCCTGGATTGATGTTGGAACGTCCAGCAACTCCTCGATCCCTGGCTGCTGAACCTGCCAAGGTCAAACAACTCAAGCAACTGATTCGCACAGATGGTGCAGACATTGCTACATTGTTTAATCCTGCAGAACTGCGAGCACACAAGATCACTGACCTTGCCAAACTGTGCGTGGACTATATCAACACCAAGGTTGGTGCTCCGTTAAACCCTGCTACATTGTTGCCCGAGTTTGGCGAATGGTTACAGACCAAGGTAACACCCAGCAAGTTCCGCAACATTGTGGAGTACTTAGAAAGCCCCAGTAGCAATACCCCTGCCTTGGCCGCTGCCTTTACTGCGTTTATACTGTTGCATGATCTAAAAATGGACATCTTAAAGCAAGCAGACCTAGAGCATCCGGGGCAAGAAGGCTGGGTCATGGCCACACCTGCAGGATATGCAAAAGCTGTGAATCGCTTTGATCCCAATGCGTTTGCCGCTCAAAATCGACAGAGAAATAACCCTCAAGTCCCGTGATTTTTCCAAATTGACTAAATAAAAGCAGACCCGTAATGGGTCACAAACTTAAAGGAAATTTATCATGGCATATTTAACACCCGTAAATGGCGATTCCCAACCGGTATTCGCAATCGACGTACAAAACGGCCCAGTCAGCCCATCAGCTGCCACAGCCGCCACACCAGTTAACCTAGCTGGTCCTAAGTTAGACTTCTTCCGTGCTGTTGCTAACACCACTGTTGTTTCACAACAAGGTGTTCAAGAGTACGTTGGAAACGTTATTCAAGCTATCCAACAAACTGCTACAATCGCAATGTATCAAGTTGACGGAACAGTATTGAGTTTCGCTACTTACCCAACAGGTGCTTTCGCTAATGCTTCTACCAACACCAGCGCCGCTGTGTTCTTGGCAGCTGCCAACATCACTTACACTGGCTATCAGTTGGACAGTGCAACCAGCGTTGGCTTCAAGCTATCGACCTAATCAATAATTGATTAAACAAAAACCCAGGTTAGAAATATCCTGGGTTTTTTGTTGGCCGTTAAATACTCCTATAATGCGAATCCTCTGTAGAACCCTTTTTGATTGCTCGGCCACTGGCATCACTGGTCATTTTAGGCCCAGCCAAGTGCCATTTACGGATGGCGCCGGCAACACAATTAACAATCAACATGACTGGACATTTGCCAGGAATCAGCAACGTAACTGGGAAACTCTAAATCAATTGATCAGCCTGCGCACTCAACCATTAAATGTTATACCTAACGGCAATGATTCAGGAACTTGGCAATTTGAATTTGAAGTTGAGCACGGAGAAGTATACAGTACCACTGGATATGCCGGAGACTTAACCGGTCTGATAAATGAGTGTGCAGGCGTGCCCATGCTCACAGGACTAACAGAAAAGCTCACAGAACAAGCAGTGCTGGTAACCCAAGGCCCAGATCAGAACATTTGGTTTGAACCCATAAATAAATGATGGGAGCCCACAATGGACACAACCGATATTGAGAAAAAGAGTCTTGAAGCGCATGTTGAATTATGTGCAGAGCGATATAAATTGCTAGAACTTAAATTAGAGACTCTTGAATCCAATGTTGACAGTTTAAAAACCACCATTGACGAAGTGCATAATATAGTGCAGGACATGGCTGCCAAACGCAACGATCAGTTGGTTACCTGGGGATCAGGCATCATTGGCATGCTGTTGGCCACTGTTGGATGGCTAGTCACAACNTATGTATTTAAATGAACAAACAAAACAAGCTAGAAGCCTTTGCCGCAAAAGAACTACTCAATNTAACTGACAAGTTGATTGTGAGTGATGGGCGCGGTGGCATACTGGCTTTTGGAAAATACAATATCATACCCACAGACTACAAGTTTATAGTGAGTATTAAAAATCAAGATCCCATAACATTTGGTAGCAAGCGCAGTGCAATCAGCTGGTGTATTGCAGACCAACACAATCAACTCACACTAGCACGAATAATACGCACACTAGATACCAAAAAACATAGTCTAGCGGCAGATATACACTGCCGAAAAACACTTGCAGACCGTAGCAAGCACGAAGATTTTTACGAAGGTGTTTCCATTAAACTTCAACGCAAGATTGATCATATGGAAGCAGTTGATGCCGAATTAGAGAAATGTTTAAATTCGGCTAAATATATGCAAATTAGAGGATTCTCAAATGAAACT